CTGTGTATGTTACTGGGAAAATTGTTCCAGCAGCAGAAACACGATTTGCGATCTTAACATCAACTGTACTTGCACCAACACCAGTAACAACACCTTGAATATATCCATCTGCGGTTGATGTTGTGCCAGGGCCAACGATTGTTCCACTGATGGGTTGTGTAACCGCCATACCAACAGTAACGTTTGCTACTACATGAGGAGTAACGTGAAGTTGTTGATCTGCAGCACCATCAATGAATGCAACCTTCATTCCGTTTGCATAACTGCCTGGGTTTCTTGCAGCTAATCTGTATGTAACAGCGTCTTCGTAATTATTTTGATAATCTTCAAAAGATTTAATTTTAAGACTTGAAGTTGATCCAATACCTGTTGGATGTGTTACAGGCATTCCACCCACGTTTGCGTTATTTAAATTAGCACCGTCTGCTCTAACGACTCTTAATATACCACCATACTGTAGATAGTTTGAAGCGGTGTACCAATATTCGTATTGTCTATCGTTTGTTTTTGGTTTTCCAAAAAGATCGATCATATCTTGCTCACTCTCAATAAGCAAAGGTTCTAGTACAGGGCCTCTTTCAAAGGGGCCTACTATCGCACCTGTCTGATCACTTATGGAGTCAATTCTACCAACCGTAAGGTCAACTTCTCTAACCTTAACGCCTGGAGATACTAAACCTATGCCAGCCATGTTTTTCTCCGAGTTCCACGTTTGTTTTACTAAATTTATTTATAAATTGCTACCTCTCCAAATGGGGAAACATGACGTGAACACTACCAATCAGGATATGTGTCTACTAATTCTTTTCTTTTTCTATTCTCAGATACTCTTTTAATTGAACATCTTTTACACTCATATGCATATGCTGATGGCACATTCCCCCTGTCTTTTCTAGTTTTATAAAAATCATTCATCAATTCTTTTGTCTCACCACATATCTTACATTTTCTCTGTTCAAAGAGTAAATGTTCCAATCCAAACTGATCCTCTAGGTTCATTAAAACCATCTCCAAGGTAACATTGACATACCTAACATATTTAATACTGGTTCAAATGCCAGTGCAATTAATGTAAATATTAAAACTTCTATAAAGAATTGTTTCCATAAAGGTTGTTTTAACTTCCATTCTTTAAACTTGTTTGGTTTTCTGGCACGATCATATGCTCCTGATTTTTCACCAATAAGATCTGCCCACCAACTTGGGTCAACAATATTTCCTAATAATTTTAAAAGTCTAATCATCTGTAATCCCACATGTAAGAACGATCACCGTATTCGTCGGCGTACCAACGATCTCCATCACCATCAACAAAACTCTCATCATCTCTTCCATCAACAATAAATCCAAACGGTGACATATCTTGTTCAATCTGATCTCGTTGATCTTCATAGATTCTCTTTCTAACATCTTGATCTGTAAGTTCTTTGAAGTAATCTTGTTGGACTAACCATGCATAAATTACAAGACACATAGCTAAGTCATCATTACATCCTTCTTCTGCTTCAAATGAATTGTGTTTCTGTATGAATGTAGTAAGTTCAGATATGATATCGTAGTCGTTGAATATTACTTTCTCATCTTCTATCAAAGTTTTTAAGTTAGAACATCCTACCTTCTTTACAGTCTTGGACATCTTGACTCCAAGTTGGGTTTTCTTACCTGAGAATCCTTGTCCCACAATTTGACCAGCACGACCTCTCATTGAACATAGTAAAAGATTATCATACTCTAAGTCATATTGAATAATACTTGCAACTTGATCTCCGATATCATTTACCTCACATAAAATAAAAGCATTGTTGTATGCCTTTGCAATATCTACAATGATAGTGGGAAACAACATTGGTTTGATTTCATTATTTTTATACTTACCAATTACCTTATGTGGAAAAGATGTGATATCCGTAATTATAAATGCAGAGTAGTCAATACCCACACCACGAGCCACGTCAACTGTAATTACATAATCATGATTCTTGATTGGTTCAAAGTAAATATCTAATCCACGATTACTCTTGATTGGTTCATCATATACTAATGATTTTAATTTTGCAGAACTAATCAGAGTATCGACAGACCCTAGAAACTCACACTCAAACTCAACACGAAACTGTTGTTCTGATGTGTTTGCAATTGTTTGTTCCTTCCAATATTGATCTCTGCCTGGCACTTCAGACCAGTGAACCTCAGTTGGGACATATTCATTTTTATCTCTCTCAGCATCATGCCACATTCGGTAGAAGTGATTCATACCATGTGGTGTGGATACAACTATGACTTTTGTTCTTTGACCAGAAGAGATAGTAGGATAAACAGATGCAAAGAATTGGTCAGCAATGTGATTCGGGATAAAAGCGAACTCGTCAAGAAAGATGACATTATAGGATCCACCACGGACAGCAGATGCAGATGTAGACGCAGCGAGAATCTTTGATCCATTTTCTAACTCCAGAGAACCTTTGTTCCAAACAAGAACACCTTGTTGCATCCATTTGGGTAAGTTTTCATATGCGAGTTGCAGTCTACCTAAAAGGTCACGAGCAGTTGATGCCTTGTTTGCAAGTATTGCTATGTTTACATTATCATTGAACACAGCATAATGCAACAAGTAAGATACCACAGTCGTAGACTTACCAGTCTGTCGAGGCATCTTACAGATATTAAATCTTTCGTGATGAAAGTTATTGATTAACTTTTCTTGAAATGGATATAGATTGAAATTAACTAGACCCTCATCAAGAGAAACAATCTTGATATAATTTTTTGCAAAGTAAACAGGATTATCCTTACACTTGATGAACTCCTCAATATTCTCTTGAGTAAATTCAACTTTTACGTTCGCTTTCTTTAGATTGGGATTACCAAGATATACAGTATCAGACATAATAAATTAAAATAAAATTAGCAGTTCCAGCGTCTTCTCGCTTGTCTTAGTCTACTATTTGGATCTTTTGCTGCCTTTGGAAACTTCTTCATTTGACCAGCACTTCTTGCACAGTAACTCTTTCTTCTGTTTGCAGCCTTAGAACCTTTCTTTAATTTAGATGGTTTTGTAGTGACAGCAGTTTTAAGTTTTGAGCCTGGGTTTCTGCGACGATATGCCTCAACACCTTTCTTTGTCATTCCAGCGCCTGCTTTCGTGGGTCTCTTGTGTCCAGACTTGACACTCATACCCTTCATATCATCTTCAGATACAAACTCTTCCATTGTAGGAGTTCTATCTGCATCAGGTTTGTCAAAAGATTTTTGAAGTGAATCTTTCTTTGCGATTATTTCTTTTCTTTTTTTAGAAGCTGCGTTAGTAAATTTCTCTACTTGTCCTTGTCTTTTCTTAAAATCAACTGTTCCTCTAGCAGCGTCACGTTTTGTCATGGCAACTCTCGCAGCCTGATTTAAAGTGTCCTGACTGAGTTCATTAATAGTCTCTTCACTTCTAGTAATCTTTTCATCCTTTTCATTCTTTGCAAGATTCTTAGCCTTCTGTTTCTTTGATATCTTTGGGCCACCAACTATATCACCATACTCATCTCTTTTTTCTTCACCCATCATCACAGTGGGTTCGCCTGGTTCAAGATCTCTAGGTAAGAATGACATCAACTTTGCATCAGGATAAATCTTCTGAACTTCTTTCTCTACCTGTTGACGAGTTGGTCTAGACACAGATGGCACAAACATCTGTACCATGTATGTTTTACCTCTCCAAGTTAATACAACTTTATATGTGTGACCGTTTTTTACGAGACGAGTCTTTGATTCATAAGCAGGCTCTAAGAAGTTAACCGTCTCTTGGTCTTTCTTAAGCATCTTCTTTTTTGCTTCTTTACCAGCGTCTCTTTCTCTTACATAAGGTGAGACAGAGAGTTTAGATTTTTTTTTTTCTTCCTTCTTCTTTTTTCCCATCAGAGTCATGACACCCTCTGTTACCTTCGCATATGATTCCATTTTTGGTAACTTAGGTTCACTTGCTTTTTTCTTATCTAATTTATCCTGTGCAATCTTAGCCTCATTTGGACTGTTAGATTGTGCCATTTTTTGAAGCTTTTGAGTCTTAGTCTGTTTAATATCAAATGATGGATTCATCTCTTGAAGTTGCTCACCATCATGATTCAACTCATCACCAGCCTTGACACAACGATTGTATGTCTTACCAAATAGTTTCTGAGTTCCTGCCTTCTTATAACCTTTCCAACATTTTTTACCTTCTTTAATCTCAATCATACCAGCAGCTTCAAGTGCTGCAACTTGCATTGGTGAGAATCCTTCGTTCTTTGATTTGTTACCCCAGTTTGCTGCACCAACCTTACGACACTTAACT